GCATGTCCTCGTCGCCCATATGCTTGGGCTTCCAGACAGCGGCCCGCTTTCATATGCAGCCGGTGGGCCGATCGACCCGCACTGGTATCTTGAGGAAGCGATTGTCTTCGCCGTCCAGCGGTACATCGCAGCCAAAGGTTGGACAGCAGAGACCATTCTGCATCAGCGCCAATCTCGCGCCGCCGGCACGAAGAAAGACCCACCGCCGCCGCCACCTAATAGGCTGGCCACGCTCGGTGCCTAAGCTCAAGACGATCAAGCCCCTGGTAGGCAAGCTGCCATCACGCCTTACCCGAGAGGTAGCGGAAAAGGTTCGCCTTCAAGAGCGCGAGCAGAATGTCGATTGGCGGCCATGGTATAAGACCAGCCGTTGGCAGAAGCTGCGGCTAGAGGTGTTGAGCCGGGATGGCTACATATGCCAGAGAACCGGCATCCTGCTTAGTGGGAAGCACCCAGCACCTAACAGCGCAGTGGTCGATCACAAGAAGCCGCATCGTGGCGATCCGGATCTGTTCTGGGATAAAGACAACCTTCAGTCCGTGTCGAAGGAATGGCACGACAGCATCAAGCAGGCTATTGAGAAGGCCGATCAAGTCGCTGCTATCCACCCTAAGTGGTTGCAGCCTTCGATCATCCCGCTCACCATCGTGTGCGGCCCGCCTGCATCTGGCAAGTCAACCTATGTGGCGCAGCATAAGCGCGAGTTCGACCTAGTCATTGACCTAGATGAGATCGCGGCAGAGCTATCAGGCGAACCGCTTCATGGATGGGACCGTGACCGCTGGCTAAACGCTGCCCTCTACAGGCGCAACGATCTGCTTGGTTCTCTATCCCGGCCATCAAGGCACAGGGCAGCATGGCTCATCGTATCGGAGCCAAAGGCGAGGCATCGTGAGTGGTGGGTCAAGACCATGCGCCCTCAATCGCTGGTTATGCTCGAAGTGCCAGAGCCTCAGTGCTTAGCCAATGCCATGAGGGCCGGAGACAGGAACATCAACCGCGTGGACAGCATCATCACGCAGTGGTGGGCTCACTACGAGCGCCGGGTTGGCGACACCATCATCACATCTTCAAGGGGGGGGTAAGCGAAAGTCTGGGATAGGAATATAGTCAGACCCGCGCTCCCCCTGCATGGAGAGATTTAATCCCCTCCCAATGAAACGAAATCAAACGGCATGACCAAATCAACGGGCATTGGTCGCGGCGGGCAACGTCCTGGCGCTGGCCGGAAGAAAGCCGAGAAGCCGGTCTTGGAGCGTCCACAGGTGCCGGTCGCTGGTGCGACAGTGCATGATGTTGAGGCTTTGGCCCGCTCCTACACGGTGCTTGCCATCGAGACCCTAGCTACCATCGCTGCCAGCGGTGAGAAGGAAGCGGCGCGCGTTGTGGCTGCGAACTCGTTGCTTGAGCGAGGCCACGGCAAGGCCGGTGGCGCTGTTCAGGACGGCAAGAAGGCCCAGCGGCAAGCGACTGCGGAGAAGGCGGCCACCGGCGGCAACAAGTTTGCAGTCAGATCAGGCCCGCGCCTCGCGGTGAATAACGCCTGATGCCCGAATGGTCCACGGCGTGCCCGGATTGGGAACGTCGAGTTGTCGAACGAAGGAGCCTGATACCATTCTCGCCGCTGTTCGCGAGTGAGGCAGAGCACGCACTATCGGTCTTCAAATCGCTCAAGGTTGTCGATCTTCCTGGCAAGCCGACCTTTGGCGAAGTCTGTGACCAGTGGGTGTTCGATTATGTCGCTGCCATCTTCGGCGCGAACAACCCGGAGACGGGCGAGCAGCTGATCAGCGAGTTCTTCTTGCTCATCAGCAAGAAGAACACCAAGTCCACGATCGCGGCGGGCATCATGCTCACGGCTCTGATCGTCAACTGGCGTGAGGATGAGGAGCTTCTGATCCTGGCGCCGACGATTGAGGTCGCGCAAAACAGTTTCAAGCCAGCCGCGTCGATGGTCCGCAACGATCCCGAGCTGGAAGAGCTGTTTCAGGTTCAGGATCACATTCGCACGATCACGCATCGGGTGACAAAGGCGGCTCTGAAGGTTGTGGCCGCCGACTCCGACACGGTATCCGGCAAGAAGTCGGGCCGCATCCTAGTTGACGAGCTTTGGGTGTTCGGCAAGCGCAAGGGCGCCGACACAATGCTGCAGGAGGCGACGGGCGGCATGGTTTCGAGGCCAGAGGGCTTCGTCATCTACTTGTCCACGCAGAGCGACGAGCCGCCAGCAGGGGTGTTCAAGGACAAACTGGATTATGCGCGCCGCGTGCGCGACGGCGAGATCAAGGACAACAAGTTCCTGCCGGTGATCTACGAGTTCCCGAAGGCGATGGTTGAGAGCCAAGCCTACGAGGATCCGGCAAATTTCTATGTGACCAACCCAAACCTAGGACGTTCGGTTCGTCAGTTGTGGCTTGAGGATGCGCTGCGGAAGGCCCGCGAGGCCAGCAACGGCACGCAAACCTTCCTCGCCAAGCATTTGAACGTGGAGATCGGTTCCAGCCTGCGGGCAAACCGCTGGCCTGGCCTAGAGTTCTGGCCGAAGCGTGTCCTTGCCGATTTGACACTGGAGCATCTGCTATCCGTGTCTGAGGTGGTCGTGGTTGGCATCGACGGCGGCGGCCTGGACGATCTGTTCGGCTTCTCTGTGATCGGGCGCCACAAGCAAACGCGCGACTGGCTGGTCTGGTGTCATGCTTGGTGCCACAGCGGCGTTCTGGAGCGGCGCAAGTCGATCGCTTCCCGGCTGCTGGACTTCAAGCGCGACGGCGACCTGACGATTGTTGACGATGAGCTGCAGGACATCTCGGCCATTGTCGAGATCATCGCAGACATCAAGGAGCGCGGGCTGCTTGCGTCCGTGGCAGTTGACCCGGCCGGGCTCGGTGAGATGATCGAAGCCCTGGCAGAGATTGGCGTGACGCAGGAAGCTGGAACGCTGATAGGCGCGCCTCAAGGCTGGGCCATGATGAACGCCATCAAGACAGCGGAACGCAAGCTGGCCAACGGCACAATGCGGCATTCCGGCTCGAAGATGATGGATTGGTGCGTTGGCAACCTGAAGATCGAGCCGACCGCAACCGGCATCCGCGCCACGAAGCAGAACGCGGGCGATGCGAAGATTGATCCGGTCATGGCGCTGTTCGACGCAGTTACGGTGATGAGCCGAAACCCTGAAGTACCACGCAGCAACCGCGCGCAAGTCCTGATCATCGGCTGATCAGCCCACAACCTACATATGAAGGAGGGTCGTCATGACAGTGACGCGCCGCGCCTACTCGTCGTTGACCATCAAGGCGGTTGACCATGTTTGATAAATTGGGCGTTGTTTGCGGGACGCCGCCAGCTAACAAACCCGAGCGCCCTAAAGGGCATTGGGCAAGTTGGGAAGCTTGGCTTGGATATTTCTGCTACCGGGGGTTTGCAGTTTCAAGAACTGGCAAGGGAGTTGTCCTTGTCTCTTTCATGTTTGCTCATGATCCTGACCCGATCGGCATTCACGGTGAAATGGTCCAACTAACTCCGCAAAAAAGTCGCGAGCTGGCATCGAAGCTGATTGCAGCCGCTGACGCCGAGGAAGCTGGATCGCTAACGATCAATCAAGCGCGGGCTGATGCCGGGTTAAGTGCGCTCCCTTTGTTGAGCTAGGGCGCTGATCTTGGTATAAAAAACGGGCTGATTTGACGTTGGAGCGTCGAACCAGCCCTAACCAAGTCGAGCGTTGGAGCGCTGCGAAATGGCTTACAAAGCCAGTACCGGTATTTACGAGATCGTCAACACCATCAACGGCAAGCGCTATGTTGGCAGCTCCGTTGACCTTCGCCGCCGGAAGAATGTGCATTGGCGCAGTCTCCATGCAGGCAAGCATCACAATGCCATCCTTCAAGCCGCTTGGGTAAAGCACGGCGAAGCGGCTTTCGAGTTCCGTGTCTTGCGAGAATGCGAGAGGGCGAACCTCGTTATAGAAGAGCAGGCTGCGATTGATCGGCTAGAGCCTGAGTACAATCTGAGCCCCACAGCAGGGAATATCCTTGGGTTTCGCTTCACTGATGATCAGCGCGCCGCCCGCAGGGGTAGGAAGCAGACCGAAGAGTGGAAGCGGAAGCGCGCTGAAGCTCATGTCGGGAAGAAGCGCAGCGAGGAAACCCGCAAGCGTATCTCCGATGCTATGACAGGCAAATCGCGCGGGCAGCGTTCGGCGGAACATCGGGCGGCACTTGGCGCTGCTTTCAAAGGCAAGCCCAAGGCTCCCGAGCATATGGCTGCACTACAAGCCGGACGAGTGAAGCGGGTTTATAGCGAAGAGCAGCGGGCTGCGATCTCAGCGAAGCTGCGGGAACAGTATGCGAGTGGGGCGAGAAGCCGTGATCGCTCGCCTGAATACCGCGAAAAGATAGCCGCCACCTTGCGCGGCAAGAGGAAGCTCGAAGCTTCCTAATCTGGAGTTACCAGACATGAAAAAAGTGGCTGTCACCTTGAGCATCAAGGCGCTGGATGATGGCGCGCGCCGCATTGAGGGATGGGCAAGCAAACCGGAAGAAGATCGCGTTGGCGATATCGTCATGCCGAAAGGTGCGGTTTATTCCCTGCCGTTGCCGTTCCTTCTCGACCACGACCACAAGCTCGCTGTTGGCGAAGTTGACCGTGTCGAGGTGTCCGAAAAAGGCATCAAGTTCTGGGCTCATATCAAGAAAATTGACGAGCCCGGCGAGGTCAAAGACCTCTGCGACAGGGCTTGGTCGCTGGTGAAGAACGGGCTTCGCAAAGCCGTATCAATCGGTTTCTCGGCCAAGGAATATGATCTGCTGCCGACCGGCGGCATCAAGTTTACCTCATGGGAATGGCTCGAGTTGTCCGCAGTGACCGTGCCAGCCGCACCCGGTGCCCTGATTACCGGCATCAAAAGCCTTTCACATGGCGAGACGGTCGCGACCGTTTCTGTCGATGAAACGCAATTCGACGCAAACGCTCCTGCCGCGACCGGCAAAATAGAGCGTCCGGCGAAGTCTCCCGGCGCCTCGGGAAAATCAACGCAATCCGTGAACCTGAGGCCCAAGGAGGCCACGAACATGAAGACCATCGCAGAGCAGATTGCTGCTCTTGAAGCATCCCGCCAGGCCAAGTCGGCCCGTATGGCTGAAGTCATGCAGAAGAGCATGGACGAAGGCCGATCGACCGACCAGTCAGAGCAGGAAGAGTTTGACACCCTGGACGGTGAAGTCACTGCGCTTGACGGCGACATGAAGCGTCTCCGCTCGCTGGAGAAGGCTCAGGCATCCGGCGCCAAGCCTGTTGTCGCCAACCAGATCAAGACCGCTGCGGACGGCGCTGCTGCCCGAGCTGGCGTACAGATCAAGGCTCCTGAGCTTGAAAAGGGCATTGGCTTCGCCCGGCTCGCCAAGGTGAAGGCGCTTGCCAAGCTGGACGGTGAAAGCGTCCGCACGGTCGCCAAAGAACTGTATGGCGAAGACTCGGACATTTTCGGCATCGTGAATAAGGCGGCCGTCCCTGCCGGCACTACGGCAGAAGGCAACTGGGCCGGCGCACTCGTCGGGGAGGGCACTAACGTCATCGCCGACTTTGTGGAGTTCTTGCGTCCGCGCACGATCCTTGGCCGGTTCGGCAATAACGGGGTTCCGGGTCTTCGAAACGTTCCTTTCAACGTCCCGCTCGTCGGGCAGACGGAAGGCGGCGAAGGCTACTGGGTCGGTGAAGGGAAGGCCAAGCCGCTGACCAGCTTCGGCTATGAGCGCAATATCCTCGACATCTTCAAGGTGGCGAACATTGCGGTCGTGACCGAAGAGCTTCTGCGCCGGTCTTCCCCTGCCGCTGAAGCACTGCTTCGTGACAGTCTGGCCGCTGCGATTGCGGCTCGCCTGGATATCGACTTCATCAATCCGGCCAAAGCCGCTGTCACAGGCGTTTCGCCTGCGTCCATCACCAATGGGCTGACCCCGGTTGTGTCGTCTGGCGGCGATGCGGACGCGATCCGTGCAGACATCCGGGCTCTTATGGCCACCTTCATTGCGGCGAGTAACGCGCCGACGACGGGCGTGTGGATCATGGGTTCAACCACGGCGCTCGCTCTGTCGATGATGACGAACCCACTGGGCCAGTCTGAGTTCCCCGGCATTTCCATGATCGGCGGGACGTTCGCGGGAATGCCGGCTGTTGTGTCGGATTACATTCCAGCCGGCACTGTGGTTCTTGCCAACGCCAGCGACATCTATCTCGCTGACGAAGGTGGCATCCAGGTCGATATGTCCCGCGAGGCATCGCTGGAGATGGCTGACAACCCGGCCCACAACTCGGACACGCCAACCGGCGCGACTTCGCTGGTTTCGATGTTCCAGACCAACTCGGTCGCGTTCCGCGTCGAACGGTTCATCAACTGGGCACGTCGTCGTCCATCGGCGGTTGCGATCCTCACCGGTGCGACCTGGGGCGCTCCTGCACCCGTAACCCCATAACAGCAACACTGAGCCAGCCCCGGACGATTGGGGCTGGCTTTCCTTTGACAGGAGAGCCGGCAATGAAGAAGTCCAGCTACATGACGCGCGCCTTGAAGGCGAGCGATCCGCGTTATGCCCGCGTTCTCGGGAAGCTCGGCTACCAGCGCGGCGATATGCAGGCTGACGCCCCTGCTGATCAAGGCTCTTCAGAGCCGGAGGATGAGCTGAAGGCAGTTCGCGATCAGTATGAAACAGTGTTCAACAAGCGCCCATATCACGGCTGGGACATTGAGACCCTAAAGGCGAAGATCGCCGAGGCTCAGGCCTGATTATGCGCATTCTCGGGTTCGGCGGCGCACGGCAGGAGAAGGCAGCGACACCCGCGCCAGTTATGCCACGCCGTGGAGCCTGGCATACAATTCTGGAGTCGTTCTCCGGAGCATGGCAGCAGAATGTCGAGGTCAACTATGACAGCGTTCTTTCCAATCACGCGGATTTCGCCTGCCGCACGCTGATTGCCTCGGACATCTCCAAGCTGCCCGTCAAGCTCGTGCAGCATGTCGGCGATGATGTTTGGAGGGAGACAACGAACGCGGCCTATTCGCCGGTGCTGCGCAAGCCTAACCACTTCCAGAACCGGATCCAGTTCTTCGAAAGCTGGGTGCTGTCGAAGCTGCAGAAGGGCAATACCTATGCGCTCAAGCAGCGCGACGGCGCTTTTAAGGTTCGAGCCCTCTACATCCTTGACCCCAATCTAGTCACGCCGCTGATCGCGAATGACGGGTCGGTGTTCTACCAGCTCAACACTGATCAGCTTTCCGGTCTTCCAGAGAGCATCATCGTTCCGGCGCGCGAGATCATCCACGACCGTTTCAACTGCATGTTTCACCCGCTTATCGGCACGTCGCCGATCTTCGCTGGCGGTCTATCCGCAATGCAGGGCTTGGCCATCCAGAACAATTCGACATCGTTCTTCCAGAACGGCTCTCAGCCCGGCGGCATCTTGTCAGCGACGAACGAGATCGGCGAGACAGACGCCAAGGAGCTCAAGGACTATTTCGACAAGGAGTTTGGCGGCAAGAACCGTGGCAAGATCGCTGTTATCGGTGGCGGCCTGACCTATCATCCACTCACTGCCAAGGCCGTCGACAGCCAGCTCATCGAGCAGCTGAAGTGGTCAGCCGACGTTGTCTGCTCGACCTACCATGTGCCGCCCTACAAGATCGGCATGGGTCCGCCGCCGGCGCAGACGAACGTCCAGGCGCTCAACATCGAATATTATAGCTCCTGCCTCCAGTCGCACATCGAGGCCATCGAGCTTTGCCTTGATGAAGGCCTGGGTATGGATGGCGTCACGATCGGCACGATGTTCGACACCGACGCTCTCCTGCGCATGGACACGGCGACCCAGTACGAGGTTGCAGCCAAGGCAAAGGGCATCGCCACGCTCGACGAGCAGCGCCAGATGATCGGGGCTGGCAAGGTCGAAGGTGGCAACACGATCTACATGCAGCAGCAGGATCACAGCCTCGCAGCCATCGCCGCACGCGATGCGCAGTTGATCGATCTGGCCGCAAATCCCCCCGCCGCACCTGCAGCGAACGACAATGCTTTGGCGGAAGCCGAAGCGATTGCCGAAGAGCGCGCCGCGATCATCGAAATCATGAAGGGCTTGGGCTGATGCGCGACGGCAAGGCGTTTGGCGAGCAAGTCGTCGGTATCGTGAAGTCCTTCATGGAGAAGGCACTCGACCCGATCGCTGCTCGCCTAGATGCGTTGGAAAAGCGGCTCGAGGGTTCGTCGGCCCCGGATGATATCAGCGCTGAATTCGCCGCGCTGAAGTCGGCTGTTGAGGGGATCGTCATCCCCGACGCACCAGTGTTGCCGGATATCGCGGGCATGGTTGCAGGGGCTGTGGAGAAGGCGGTCGCAGCGCTGCCTATGCCGCAGAACGGCAAAGACGCTGACATGAACGAGGTTCGCGAGCTGGTGGCCTCAGAAATCGGCTCCATCAGGGCGCTTGTTGAGGCTATCGAGCCGGCGCCGGAACTTCCTGAACTCCCAGACTTCGCCGCGATGGTCGATGACGCCGTGAACAAGGCTGTTTCGGCCATCCCGGCTCCTCAGGAAGGCAAGAGCGTCACTGTTGATGACGTTGCGCCGCTGATAGCGTCCGAAGTCCAGAAGCGCGTCAGCGAGCTTCCACTGGCGAAAGACGGAGAGCCCGGCAAGGACGGCATCGGGCTTGCTGGATCGCTCATCGACCGCGACGGCAATCTGGTTATCACTCTTACCAATGGCGAAGCAAAGCAGCTCGGTCCAGTCGTCGGCAAAGATGCGGAGCCAGCCAAGCCCGGAGTTGATGGCTTGGGTTTTGATGATCTCGACGTGATCCATGACGGCGCACGCAGCTTCACGCTGAAGTTCAGCCAAGGCGATCGCGTCAAGACGTTCCCGTTCACGCTGCCGGTCGTGCTCGACAAGGGCGTTTTCAAGGATGGGCAGGAATACGAACCCGGCGACGGCGTGACATGGGGTGGATCGTTCTGGATTGCTCAAGAAAAGACGGCTGAGAAGCCGGACGGTGGGCAGGGGTGGCGCCTGGCTGTGAAGCGCGGTCGGGACGGCAAGGACAAAACTGAAAAGGCGGAACCATCCAAAGATCCCATTCGCGTCGGCGTGCCGGCGAAGGCGGGCTGATATGGCGCAACTCGTTTCGCTCAACCTCGTCAAGCAGGTGCTTCGCATCGCGGAATACGGCCCAGACAATGAGCTCTTGGCCAACGAAGATGATGCGATCATCACCTCGTTCATCCTAACGGCTCAAGACGCGATCGTTCGCTATCTGAAAACCGGCGCCGATCCGGACTGGACGGAAGAGACAGCCCCGCCGGCGGTTCGCACCGCGATCATCATGGCAGTGCAGGCACTCTACGACCCTGGACAGATCGACCTTCTCGCCGGCCTCGGCGCGCCTGATCCAAAGAACCCGCTGGTTGCGCTGCTTTGTATGCTGCGCCGGCCGACACTCGCTTGAAGGAGGCACCATGCCGCGCGTCCTGTTCACCCACGACTTCGACTACAAGCCGAAGGCTGCCGTGACGATCGCCTACAAGGCCGGCACCGAAAAGCTGGTGAAGCAGGAATGCGCTGATCAGGCCGTTGCTGCCGGCAAGGCACGCGAGATCAAGCCGAAGGCAAAGCAGGCCGATGGCGACTAGCCCGACCGCGCAGGAGCTTAGCCACCGCGTTGCCTTTGACGAAAGATCCACGGTTTCGGACGGCTACGGCAACGAGCAAGCCGGCTTCGTGGAGCAGTTCAAGGTTTCAGCTGCCTTCCGTCCACGCGGCGGCTCCGAGGCTGTTGTCGCCGCCCGGCTGGAAGGTCGAAATGTGCTTGGCGTCTATGTCCGTTCCTCGGAGGAGACGCGGCAGATCGAAAGCGACTGGCGCATGAGAGATCTGCGCACGGGCGAGGAATACGCGGTCAAGATCGTGGATGCGGTGACCGATCGGCGTTTCGTATATCTCGAAGTTCAGACCGGGGTCGCCGCCTGATATGGCGATCAAGGCCAAGATGCTTGGGCGGGGGAAGACACTGGCGCTTTTGCGAAGCGTAGTCCCTGAAGCCGAAAAGGAACTGGCAAAAACGCAATTGGAAGAGGCGCAGAAGCTCGCTGGCAAGATCAAGCCGCGCGCGCCGCGTAAGTCAGGCGCTTATCAGGCCAGCATCGTCGGTGATCGGTTGGCGAACCGTCCTGGCGAGCGTGCCGTAGGGCGTGGCCTGCAGAACGAAACCAAAGACCCGAATGCGACCGGCGTGTTCGCCGACTACATCTGGCGCTTCCTTGAGTTCGGCACGGTGAACGCGGCCAAGCGCCCGCACATCTTTCCGACCTATCGGCAGGAGCGGCCACGCATCCGCCGCAAGATGGCCGCTTCGGTTCGCAAGGCCGTAAAGAGGGTGAAGACCAAATAATGTCGCCATCCTTAGAGCTCCAGGGCGTGATCGTTGCGCGCCTTAAGTCGAATGCTGCCGTCACCGCGCTTATCGCCGGCCGTGTCTATGACGCGGTGCCGGATAAGAAGACGTTCCCATATGTGACGCTTGGCGAAGGCGACGAGACCGGCGACGATGCCGACTGCATCGACAGCTTCGAAGTCACCTTCGATATCGATGTGTGGTCGCGTGGCGTCGGTTTCCCCGAAGCCAAGCAGATTGCGGATGCGGTGCGCTCCGCCCTCAAGTCTCCCGAGCTGACGCTGCAGACAAACGCACTTGCCGAGTTCCAGCATAGGCAGACCCGCATTTTCAGAGATCCGGACGGCCAGACGAGCCATGCCGTGCTCACCTACCAAGCCTTCATTGAACAGCCCTGACAAAGGAGTAAGAGCATGGCTCGCGCCGTTACCATCAAGAGTGGCATGTTCCGAGTTTTACTCGGGAACGATGCCGAACCTATCGTTTACAGCGCACCGTGCGGTTTCACCGACCGCTCGATGACGCTCACCAAAAACCTCGAAGAGGTAAATATCCCTAGCTGCGATGACCCAGATGCCGTCGATTGGGTCGGCCGTGACGCAACTTCGCTGTCCATGTCCATCAGCGGCGAAGGGGTGCTTGCGGAGCAGAGCGTTGAGACTTGGCTCGATGCTTTTGACGATACCGCTTCCGTGCCGGTTAAGGTGGAATGGCAGTTCCCGACCAAGACAATCACTTGGACGGGCTTGATGCATGCTTCCTCCATCGAGTCCGGTGCCACCAACGGCCAGCGCGCCACACTCAACGTCAGCCTTGAAAGCGACGGCGAGATGGTCCGCACTGTTACACCGGGCGTCTGATGAGCCGCGACGGTTCGATCACTCTGGATTTCGCGGGCGATGTCCGCGTTTTCCGCTTTGCCTGGGGCGACATTGAGAAGCTTCAGGAGGCGCGCGGCGCTGGCCCGTATGTGATCCTCGATCGCCTCGTTTCAGGTCGCTGGTTCCTTGAGGACATTGCCGATGTAATCAAATTCGGCCTGATCGGCGGTGGTATGGCGCCATCGGCAGCCGTCAAGATCGTCATCGATCACGTCCACAGCAAGGCTCCCCTCGAAAGCTTGGTGATTGCGCAGCGCGTTCTCGGCGCTGGCGTCATCGGTGCGCCGGAGGAAGAGCTTGAGGGAAAATCCGAGGCGGCAAGTCAGGAGGAGATCCCGATCTCCCAGACGGAAGGGTCAGATTTGCCGCCCTATTCGGAACCGGAGCAGTCCTAGGCTTCACGCCGCAGCAGGTCCGCCAGATGAGCATCTGGGACTTCCTGGCTGCGGTTGAGGGTTATCGTCAGGCAAACGATCCCGACAAGGACAAGCACCTCAGCGGTGCCGAACAAGATGCAATTTGGGAGTTTGTCAGCGGGGGCTAGTCGCCAAAGCGGTCTTTGCGACTGCCACGCTCAACTATCCATTGCCAAAGGTCTTCTTTCTCAGCTTCGGTTAGGCCTGACGCGCGGCTTTGCGATGACTGCTCGTCTTCGCGCCGCTGGGCACTGTCCTTAGCATGGTTGATGATATCCTGGTCCTTGTCGGTCACCGGCCGGAGAGGCTTCATGCCCGACTGCATACGAGACATGTCGGCTTCGAACAGGGCCATCTCCAAGAGAGAGACGATCTCGGAGTTCATGCTTCGCCGGTTCTCATCGGCGTGGGCCTTAATGCGGTCGCGCATGCCTTCCGGCATCCGGACGTTGAATTTGTTGGCGTCACGGCTGTCTGTCATGGTCGGCATAGATGCTGGCAAAAGGGCATCTGTAAATAATGCCCAAATGGCATTAGTGCCCCATTGCCACCATGGTTCCCATATGCCACTATCGGGCGGTGAAAGGAGCCGCCATGGAAACACGGACTAATACTGAGAAGATGCAGCTTCGCCTTCCCGCAGACTTGAAACTCTGGCTGGCAAAACAGGCAAAACGAAATGGAAGCTCGCAAAACAGCGAAATTGTTCGCGCCCTACGTGAGCGGGCCGAACGCATGACGACGGGGAAAGCGGCCTAGGAAACTGCTCCCCGTCGTCATCAGAAAACACCGCCTGCCAGGGCGGCGCATCATCCACCAAGGCTAAGGAACAGCCCCGATGAACCAGATTGCAAATATCATGCC